TTGCAAATATCGACTACGTAAAGGGCCTTAAATCGAATTTAAGGGCATCCCTTGAGACAGAACAGGGAAAAGAAGTCATTAAGTTCCTTGAGGAGCTTTGTGGTTGGTATGACTTTAACGAAATAGACCCTAATAAGATTTTAGTAGCACATGGGAAGCGTCAGGTTTTAGCGACGATTAAAACGCTTCTTAATTTAAACGCAGAACAAATCGTTGCAATCGCAGTTCAAAAGGAGCAATAAAATATGGAAAATCTAGTACCGACACAAGTCGATAATACTCAGACCCAGACCACAACAGTCGCTGAAGTATTTAAACCCACACAAACTGCAACGTCAGATTCTACTGCTCAAAAGGCACAGAATGATTTTAGTTGGAAGTCTCAGTTATCAGCCGACTTTGCAAATAGTCCGACGATGAAGAAATTTCCTGACAACAAAGAAGGTTTTAACGAAGCTATTAAGAGTCATTTATCCTTAGAGAAGATGTTGGGCCATGAAAAAGTTCCAGTTCCTAAATCTAAAGACGATCAAGAGGCTTGGTCTATTTTTAACAAAGCAATGGGAATCCCTGATAAGCCAGACGGATATGCTCTTGAAGATGCCAAGATTCCAGAAGATATGAAGGGTATGACATTCGACAAAGCAAAGTTTGCAGAGATTGTTCATAAGAACAGACTCACACCCGATGCTGCAAAGAGTCTCTGGAATGAATACACAGAGATGACAAAACAGATCTATTCACAGGCTGTTAAAGATCATCAGACAAAGATGACCGCAGTGATTAATCAAATGCGTGGTGAGTGGGGTGATGCTTACCAGGCGAAGATTGAGCTAGGTCAGATGGTTGTTAATAAGTTCTCTGACAACCCTGAGATGAATGATTACATTACAGCAACGCTGGCACAAGACCCAAGAGGTATTAAGTTCTTGGCTAAGATCGGTGATCAGTTTGCAGAGAATAAGGTTGGCGAGTTTAAACACGCTCGTCATGCTTTAACACCAGAAGAAGCTGAAAAAGAGATTTCTCAGATAAGGCAAGACCCTAATCATCCATATAACAATGAGAAGGCAACCCCTGCTGAGAGAGATAGAGCTATTGATTACGTCAACAGTTTAATAAGTGTTTCAAAAAAATCAAGAGGATAAGCCATAACAGGCCCCAGGCGATTTTTGCGTAAGATGCGACCCTTGTATAGCAAGGACAATCTAATCCCAAGCGGCAAAAAAAGTAATGATTAGTTGTTCTAAATAAAACAAGGAGAAGGCAAAATGCCCGATACACAATCTACGGTATACGCGCAAGCGTATGCGCAAAACGTGATGCAACTTGCACAGCAGAAATATTCTAAGCTGATGCCAATTTGCTACATGAAACCAAATGTTAAAGCCAAAGTGTTCTATCAAGACCAAATTGGTAAATGGAGTATGGCAACAAAAGGTGGAAGAAACGTACAAACACCTAACAACGACCCGAACATGGCGCGCAGAATGGCAACGATGGTTGATTACCATGATGCTCGTTTGCTTGATCGTGGTGATGAACTCCGCATGTTATCAGATCCAAAATCCGCTTACACCATTGCAGCTGCACAATCTCTTGCACGACAGATTGATACTGTCATTGCAACGAACATTGTGGGAACAGCATACTATGGTGAAACAGGTTCTTCTTCTGTGACATTAGGAACTGATTTAATCTCAGGTATTTCCCACATCGCAGGAACTCCGTCCACACTAACGATTGCTCGTTTAACGTTAGCCAAACAGATTCTTGATTTGGAAGATGTTGAACCAGAGGATCGCTTTATTGTTATCAATCCATACGGTTTACAACAGCTTTTGGGAACAACTCAGATTACATCGTCCGATTACAACAGCGTAAAAGCCCTTGTTCAAGGTCAGATTGATACGTTCTTAGGCTTTAAATTCATTGTTTCTAACGTTCTTTCTGCGTCTGGAACAACGACAACCTGCTTTGCTATGCAACGCTACGGCTTTGCTTTGGCAATGGGTTCTGAGCCATTGGTTCGTACCGATGAGAGAAATGACTTGTCTTATTCTTGGCAGGTTTACTATGAACTCAATATCGGTGGAGTTCGTTTGGAAGAAGCAAGAGTTGTGAAAATCGACGTTAATAACGCTTAAACGTAGTACGCCCAGAGATAGGCGAAAAGGAGATTTATGCCAGCAGGCACGTATACAACGAAGTTTCAGGCGGGTGGATCAGGAGATAACATTGTTCCTGATGGTTATATCAAAGCTGTTGAGAAGGTGTGGATTGATTCTTATACAATCGGTTTCACAAATACCAACTCAACAATTGATATTGCCGTGTTGCCAGAAAATAAGAAAATCACAGGCATTGATGTAATGATTCAGACTTCCGCATCGCAGTCTAGCGGAACCATCTCAATCGGATTCTCTACAGATGCCTCCGTTGATAGTCTAATGAATCCTATCAGTGTGACTACAGCACTGACTATGACAACCATTAGCTTATTTGGTGGACATATTCAAAACAACACAAACTCTGCCATTGGAATGGGTAAAATGTCAGGTTTTCAGTTTGTTACGGGTGGTACTCAAACTACCGTCTCAGTCAAGTTAAACAACTGGACTATGACTACCGGAACAATGAAAACAGTAGTTCGATACACTTAAAAACAATAACTAGGCATGAGGTATAGCCTTGTGCCTAGTTTAAATCGGTATAGCCGATAGGAGATTTAAAATGCCCTCAGCAGCAAATGTAACAAAATTCGTAGCAGGTGGTTCCGGAGACAATGTGATTGCCGACGGATTCATCAAAACAGTTGAAAAAATCTGGATGGATTCGTACACGATCGCATTTACGGGTACTAATTCAACCATTGATATTGCAGTGATTCCGAATAAGAAAAAGATTACAGGTATCGACGTTATTGTTGATACGTCTATTTCTCAATCTAACGGAACCATCTCAATTGGTTTTGCCAGCGACGCTTCTGTTGCTACCTTCCTTGCACCCACAACCATCAGCCATAACTTGACTCGTTCGGTTATTAGCTTGCCATTCATGGGCCTGATTCAGTCCTATGCCTCCGCAACTATCACCAACGCAACTCAGGTTTTGACATCTTTTGGTGTGCTTGCAGGTTATCAGTATGAAACAGCAGGAACCCAGACAACCATCTCCATTAAATTAAATAACTGGACGATGACAACTGGTTCTCTTAAAACTGTGGTTAAGTGGACTTAAAATAATAAGTAGTCTTGGGGGCCTAAAAATCCTCAAGACTATCAAAAAGGAGTATGTATGGCAACCGTAACAACACTCTCAATAACAAATAAAGCATTAACTTTGTGCGGTGCATCTCCAATATCCGATGTGAACGAAGATTCTAATAATGCCCGTATTGCAAATAGAGTTTATGAAATATCTTTAAAATCTGTATTAACTGAATGCAGATGGAACTTTGCAACCACTAGAGCAACCCTGTCTTTATCCGCTACAACCCAACCCTGGTATCACATCGGTGAGTCCTATGTTTACACAAGACCAACCGACTGTTTAAGAATATTTGAAACAAACTATCCAAATGCTGATTGGAGAGAAGAGGGTGACTACATTATCTCCGATACACAGTCTCTTGGAATTAAATACGTCTGGTATCAGAACGATCCATCTAAATATCCTTACTACTTCCTAGAAGCATTTATAGACAAACTGTGTTCTGACATTAGTTATATGCTTATTAATTCGTCAACAAAGGCAGAGGCTTTTCTTACTAAATACACCAAAGTATCCCTACCAAAAGCAATGTCTGCAAACGCGCAGACTGGAACACAACAGCAACCAATGGATGATGAGTGGGTTCTTGCTAAGTGGGGTAACGGTGGTAATCCTGCGAGGTCTTACGACTAATGGCTACAAAAAGAGTTTACCAAGCGGTTGATGCAGCTCCGGTAGTTCTTTATGTAAAACAAGATGCTGACTCAGAAACAGTCTACCCATTATTAGACACAGCATTTGGCGCATCCTCTGACAAGCAGATTTTAATTGATGATGTGACCACCACAGGCATGACCTACATTGGTTACGCTGATATTGGGGCCGCAACAAGTGCAGCATCTTGGAAGATTAAAAGAGTTGATGAGTCAGGAACACCAAACACAACAGTCATTAAATACGCAACCGCTGGCGCATCTACTTGCATTTACGACAACCGAGCCTCACTAACTTATACATAAGGGATATTTATGTTAATTGAACAAATCAAGTTTATAGAAACCACCCAGTTTGACTACCAAATCAATTTTATTTACAAGGGTAATAACTTACAAACACCCAACATTCCACGATCAGCAACAGCGGAAGAAGTAGTGGCAATCATTAAACCAATGTTAATTGAGTTTGACGCAAAACGTGCGCAGACAAACTTTGATTTATTAAGACAAACATTTGAAGGGCAATCAGTAGATATTTAATGATTTTAACAGCCAATTCAACAGGGAACTTTAATACTGCCGGTACTTGGGATTCTTCGATAACCCTAGGTACTATTCATGCAACTACTAACGTTTCTATTACTACGGCTGGTATTGACACCACATCTTTTACTGCACCAAACACTACAAATGCCGCAACTGGTGTATGGGTTTATGCGGCCACCTATCCTGCCTCAGGAAGAAACTGGACGGCTGAATTATACGAAAGCGGCGTAGCTACTGGCTCAATAGCAACAATCGTCCAAACAGACATGCCAGTCACAGCAGGTTGGATTTATTTTAGACTTGCTACTCCATACGTATTTACGACGGTAGTAGCTAGTTCTTATAAGTGGAAAATCAAAAGCACCACTGCGAACAGCGGAACAGCAGCAGCAGATAACACTTCTACAAGTTTAGTTTTTCCAATTCATACCTATGATTTAACACAGGCTCCAACCACAGCAGACCAATGTTATATTGCGCCGCATAATTGTACGACTACGGTGACTGTTACAGTAGACGGAACCACAGGAGACATAAGAGGTGGGTCAACAACTGGTCAAGCAGCGACTTTAAGGTCGACTACTTTGTCGCTTTACATTGGTGGCTCCTTAACAAATAGCAAAGCCGTTCTTAAATGGGATACAGCAGCCAGTGCCACTCTCACGGTAGGAGGCCCTGGTGTTTGTACGGATGGCGGTGAGCTACAAATGGGAACGGTTGCATCTCCATATCCAGCATCTTACACGGCAACTTATATAGCCAGACAAGGTGGCGGTGGAACAAGCACTGGGTTTTCTCAGTTCACAAGTAGCACAGGCAGAATCATCATGCAGGGTGCATCACGAACTTATATTGCGACAACCTACGTAAGTGGCACGGGAGTTGCTGCATCTCCTCTTGTAGTAGCTGACGCAGTAGATTGGAATGTGGGCGATAGAATAGCGGTTACAGCCACTTCTGCAAATGCAACTAACTACAATGAGACTGAATATAAATATATTATTACTAAAAATTCATCCACTTCTTATGTTTTATCCGCAACAAGCGGTGGTGCAGAATCTGCGTTTACTTATACTCATAGCACAAGTGCTAAGGTGCTTTTATTAACCAGAAATGTTATTTTTACATCAACAGTTCAGACTCAGAATTTTCTTACTGCGAATAGTTTAGTAAGTGGAAACATAGATTTTGACTGGGCTAACCTTCAATTTTTAGGTTCTGGTGGTGGTACATCTAGTATTGCACTGGCATCATCAAATAACCTGTATGGTTTTTCTATTGGAGTAGTTGGAAATGCCGCCTTAGCCGGAGTTGACAATTGTGTTTTTAATAGCCAAATAGCCTATGGACTTATTGTCGGTTCAACAGTAGCGCAAACATTTACAAATAATATTTTTTGTCAAGGAACTGCCGGTTCTGCGAGTCCAATTTGTAACGGTCTAGGAGTAGGAACAGCGGCTGTAGGTCACACATTCACAAACTTTTATTTTGTAGGAAACACCAAACAAGCCATAGAATATAGAGGTGTCAACTGTACATTCACCAATCCCTACATAGTAGCTAACAACACCGCAGGAACATCAAGTCATGGTGGATTCGCACTTTATAACGGTTCTCCTGTAACTGTAACGGGAGCAGATATTCATTGCAATCGTATAGGTGGGGTTGCGCTAAACGGTACGGCAGCCTCTACTTTTACTTCTTGTGAAATTGGTACAAAAGGAATCAATCAAACTTCCGACGTGATTGTTGTAGCAAATACTGCAAATAACATTCTATTTAATACTACGAATGTTGGTTCAGCTACACTCGTCAGTGGTCACACAGGTGGAGCCGCAAACGCAACATTAGTAGCCTTCGACACCCTAAATAACACCTCTAATAACCACATTTGGTACACAGAATACGGATCTGCTCGCTCAACAGGTGCTTCATTATCAGATACCACAGTTAGAACATCAGCAACCCTAAACGTCAGAATTGCCCCTGAGAACTCTTCTACTGGGTTTAAATATGAATACAAGGTTCTCGCCGTACCTAGCAAGGCTTGTTCAACCTTGGGCTTTATTCAAAGAAATGCGGCCTTTGGTACAGATGATTGTCTTGTGGAACTTTTTCTTCCTGGCTCTACAAGTGCCGATGCAAGCTACACAATGCCAACAACTGTGGGAAGTTACTTAGTTTATAACCTTGCCGCCAATTATTCTGGCACTCTATCAAGATATGCAACAGTCAGAATATCAGCTAAAACGACAACAGCCAGTGCCTATGTATACGTAGCCGACATCTTTAACGGAACCAATAATATTACAAACTTAACGACATGGTATAAGGGTCAACCATCGGACATTATGTTTGAGCAATTAGGGGATGCTGCGGCCGTGTGGGCTGTGGCAACATCAACACTAACCACGTCAGGAACAACAGGGAAAAAACTCGTGCAGGGATTAACTACACCAAAGTTTTTAGCGTTAAAATAATATGGTTATTACATTATCTTGGGCAGCAGGTTCTGTAATTCTAGCAATACTAGGACACGCTTTTTTTACTGTTTGGCACGCTTCAAGAATAAATACGACAGTGTTAAATGTGGCTAAATCTCTTGAGGGCATTAAAGACGAGCTTAAAAAAAGAGATGACCAAATCACCGCAGCATGGAAAAAAATTGATATGATAAACAATAGACTTACAGTTGTTGAAACGAAGGTCAAGATAAAGAATCACGAGGATTTATGAAATTTGATTTTATACAAACGTCATTTGCAGCCGGTGAAATAGGCCCAGATCTTCGTGGCAGAAGAGACTTTGTTCAATACGCGAACGCATGCGAGATCGTAGAGAATTTGATTCCTACTTCTTACGGGCCTCTTATTTCAGCCCCAGGATCTACTTACGTTGCAACTGTAAGCGATTCATCTTTAAAAACACGACTCATGAAGTTTGTATTTAATAGACAAGACGCGTATGCAATTGAGATGGGCGATTCATACAATAGGTATTATACGAATCGTGGGCAAGTCGTAACTAAAATAGGTACTGAGGATTTATCTGCATTTTCTGCTAATCTAAAAGCCCATTGGAAATGCAATGATAATGCGGCTACTTCAACTGTCACAGACGCGGTTGGCACTCATGATGGCACTGCATCTACACTCACAACATCTTTAAGTACAACAGCCATTGTAAGTACTGGGTTTGATCTAAAAGGACTTTATCATATTTCCGTTGTAGATCACAATAACTTTACTCGTACTACATCGAGCCAACCAATGACTTTTTGTGGTTGGTTTTATTATACTCCTAACACAGCAACTCAAACCCTGTATTCAAAAGCGGGTGAATATATTTTCTACGTTGATTCATCAGATAGGTTAAGCTATAAAATACAAACATCCCCAACAACAATAGTTGACTCAAGCAGTACAACAAAAACAGTAGCCCTTAACGGTGATGCGCAAATATCAACAGTAAACTCAAAGTTTGGTGGTTCATCGGCTTTGTTTGATGGTACTGGAGACTATATTACAATCACTAATCACACTGATTTTGACATTGGAACAGGCGATTTTACGATAGATTTTCAATTAAATTTTACTACCACCGCAGGTACTCAATACCTGTTCGAGAGATATAATGTAAGCGATGATTTTACCTTATTTTGGGAAACATCATCCGGATTGCTTAAGCTAAGAAATAATAGTGTCAATATGAAATCCGAAGCATGGAGTCCTGCGTCTGCTACTTGGTATCATGTCGCAATAACAAGAAGTGGCACTAATTTAGACTTTTGGATCAATGGAGCAAAACTTGGAACAACGACTACAAATTCAACTAATATAAATGTATCTGATGATGTTGTTATTGGTATTCATAGAAGCGGAGGCACTACTCCATTTAGCGGTTATATAGATGAATTTAGGTGGACAAAGAATTTAGCCAGATGGACATCAAATTTTACAGCACCAACTACTGAATATACATCAGATTCATCTACGGCTCTTTTGCTTCATTTAAACGTTGCTGTTAATACTTGGACAGTAGGTCAAGCAATAACAAAAGGTTGGCATTTTTTTGCAGTAGTATCTTCAGGAACCGGATCTTTAATATCAGATTGCAATTTTTATTTAGACGGTGTTAGTGTTGGCACGTCGTTTCTTTCAAATGGAACATTTACGAACATGTCTAATACAACTTCGCTGTTTAGAATTGGAACTAAATCTTCCGCTGGTGAAGATAAATGGGCTGGAAAAATTGATAATATAGCCTTCCTCCATCAAGCTCTTACTACGTCAGAATTAGCGTCTTTGTACTCAACAACTCCTTATCAGCTATCAACCGTATTTAAAGAGAACGAAGTATTTGACGCACACTACACACAACTAAATGATATTATCTGGATTTCACATCCAAATCACTTCCCTCAAAAACTTGTCAGAACATCAGCTAACGAATGGGCTATTGCCAATGCACCAATTATCGGAGGGCCATTCCTAGACACAAATATAACTACTGTAACAATGACACCAAGTGCAACAACAGGAACTATAAATATCACTGTTACTCCAACGACCACGACTCTATTTACAAAATCTGGATCAACACTAGGCCATCACGGAGCTTATTGGATGATCGGTGGACTTGCCCAGACAAACACAACAACTGGTATTCAAGAAGTGGGATACGTTCAGATTACTTATGTGACTAATTCATACACTGCAACAGCAACAGTCATTAAGAATTTAAAAGCTGCAACTGCTACAACTTATTGGGCAGAGGGTGCATGGAGCGCAGTTAGAGGCTATCCTGCAAGAGTTAGCATTCATGACTTTAGACTTTGGTTTGCAAGAACAAGTTATGAACCACAAAAAGAATGGGCATCAAAGTTATATGAATACGAAAACTTTGCGCTCGATACAGAAACAGATGAGGATGCGCTAAATCTTCCATTATCGTCAACAGAGTCAAACGAGATCCAATGGCTTGTTTCTGGTGGAAATTTACTTGCTGGAACATACGGCGGGGCCTTTGTTACATCTTCGGGTGGTGACGATATTACAATCACTCCTAGTAATGCCAATTCAAAAGAACAGATTGGTTTTGGATCTGAACCAATTATGCCAAAAAAGATTGGATCGTTTATTTATTTCATTCAGAGGTTTGGTAAGAAACTTAGAGAAATGTTTTACTTCACAGATAACGCAACTTATAAATCTGTAGATAGAACCATTCTTTCCCCACACATTCTTGGAGACGGTGTTATTGACATGGATCTGCAACAGAATCCAATGCCAATCCTATACTGCGTAAGAACAGATGGAACTCTAGCCCTTATGACCCGCGAAGTTGATCAAGAGGTTACAGGTTGGTCAAGAAGAACAACAAATGGAACTTATACATCTGTTGCAGTTATTCCATCTCAAACTGCTAATTATGATGAGTGCTGGTCTATTGTTGAAAGATACATTAACGGATCAAAAGTTAAGTACGTTGAATATTTTGAAGATATTAAGATACCAGACAGACAAGATAAATGTGTTTATTTAGATTCCTCACTGTCCTATGACGCGTACGAGTCAACTTCCCTTTCTGTTGCAACTATATCTTTATCCCAGAGTACCGGATCAGTGACGGTCACATCGTCTACTGCTTATTTTAATAGCGGCATGACAAATAAAAGAATGAGAGCAATAAACGATTTAGGGGTCACTTTGGGTGAGGGAGTACTCACAGCCTATAGTTCCACGACATCTATGACTCTTAGCATTACGACCACATTTAATGCCCTTAGTTACCTTCCTGGCTACTGGGGGGTATCTGTGTCATCTCTTTCTGGACTGTCTCACCTTGAGGCTAAAACAGTGGGAATATTGGCTGAT